CCGCCTGAGCCCGGATATCATGTACGTCAACGCCCAGGAGCTGCTGAACATCACCGCCAAGGTGATCGCCGGCGGGGGCGCCCCCCTGTTCCGCTTCAATGTGGACGCCCAACAGGGCGCGGTGGCCGACGTCACCCTGACCGCGGGCTCGGTGATCGGCTCCTATCTCAACAAGTTCACGATGGGCGGCGGCCAGCTGGTCCGGGTGATGCTGCACCCCAACCTGCCGGCGGGCACCGTACTCTTCCGGTGCGAGCGGATTCCCTATGCCCTAACCGACGTCACCAATATCATCCAGGTAAAGACCAGGCGGGAATACTATCAGATCGAATGGCCGCTCCGGACCCGGCAGTGGGAGAGCGGGGTTTATTACTCCGGCGTGCTCCAGAACTACTTCCCGCCGGCCTTCGGGGCGATCTTCAACATCGCCAACGGATAAAGCAAAAGAGGGGGAAAAAGGGGAAAAGGACAAAAGGGTAAAAGGAAAGGAGCCATGTTTTCGATTTTCCATTTCCCCATTTCCCCATTTTCCCTTTTCCCCATAAGGAGATTCTTATGGTGCGATTAAAGGGCGACCCCAACGTGGGTGGCGTGAGCTACAACGGCAAGGAATATCCGGTGGTCCGGGGTTGCGTGGAGGTGCCGGAGGAGGCCGCGTTGGTGCTTCTGGGCTGCGGCTGGGGATTTACCATGGCTTCGGTGCAACCGGAGGGCGAACCGGCTGCGCCGGAAGGCAAAAGTAAAAAGTAACCAGGCAATATGAGGAACAAAAAAGATGGAAACCAGGGTGGCATTGTCCCCGGAAGCGAAAAAGGCGGGGTCTGCCGATAAATACCGCACCGACCCGGTCAAGAAGTGCAGCGAGATCATCGAGGCGGCGCTCCAGGAATACGGCTGTAGTTTTCAGGTGGTCATGGTCCCCCAGGTTACGGTGATACCTAAACCAAGGTCGTAGGTGCGGGTTTTCCGATGGGGCGGCCGTGCGTGGCCACCATCTAGGGCAGGCAGGGACGCCTGCCCCACCAAGACAGAAAACGGGGTTCTAAATGGATTTCACCACATTGGCCAACGCCAAGCAATGGCTGGGGATCAGCAGCGATACCGACGACGACCTGCTGACGCGCCTGATCACCGCGGCCAGCTCCTGCATCGAGACCTACCTGAGCCGCCGCCTGGGCAGCCAGGACTACGTGGAGATCAGGGACGGCCACGGCGGCCAAGTCATGACCTTTCGGGAGTCTCCGGTGACCGCGGTGGCCGGGGTTGCGGTGAACGGCGTTTCCCTCCCCCTGGCGCCGGACACCGTGACCCCAGGCTATCGCTTCACCCGGACCCGCATCATTTTGCAGGGGCATCGCTTCACCCAGGGCCACGGCAACGTCAGCCTGAACTACACCGCGGGCTATGAGACCATCCCCCTGGACCTGGAGCAGGCCTGCATCGAGTTGATCTCCTGGCGCTACAACGAGCGCCAGCACATCGGGCAGAGCGGCAAATCCCTGGAAGGGGCCAACGTCACCTACATCGTCCAGGATCTGCCCCCGGACGTCAAAACGGTGCTGGACCGTTACCGGCGCGTGGCGCCGGTGTGAATAGTAAGCAGTAAGCAGTAAGCAGTTACTGCTCACTGCTCACCGCTCACATGGGAACCAACAAATGATACAAGCCTGGATCATCGGCGCCGAAGGAGTGATCGACCGCCTGGACCAGATTCCGGGCCAGGTGGCCGCGGCGCTGCGCCGGGCGGTGGAGGCCGAGGCCATCAAATTGACCGCCTACGTTAAGGAGCAGAAGCTCAGCGGGCAGGCCTTGAAGACGCAAAGCGGCACCCTGCAGCGCAGCATCAACTATCAACTCCAGGATGAAGGCGGCCGAATCGCAGCCACGGTGGGCAGCAACCTGGTCTATGCCGCCATCCACGAATATGGGGGCAGCACCCGGGCCCACGTCATCGAGGCCAGCCAGGCCAAGACCCTGGCTTTTCAGATGGGCGGCCAGGAGGTGTTCTTTAAACGGGTCAACCATCCGGGCTCGCACATGCCGGAGCGCTCCTTCCTGCGCTCCTCCCTGGAGGAGAACGCCGCGGGCATCCGGGCGGCCATCGAGGCCGCCGTAAAAGAAGGGGTAAAAGGGTAAAGGGGTAAAAGGGTAAAAATATAAAGGGGTTGATTTCCCTTTTCCCCTCTTACCCTTTTCCCCTTTTCCCCCAAAAGGATTTAGCCTTTTACCCCAAAAGGGTTTCTATGAACCGAGAAGCCATCTACAGCGCCCTTTTCGCCCTGCTCTCCACCATCCCGGGGATCATCACCTTCTCGCGGCGGGTGCGGCACTGGACCGACGTGCCGCCGGTGGAGCAGCCGGCCCTGATCCAGGAGCAGTTTGAAGAGAGCGCCCGCTACGTAGGCCGGGCTTTCCCGGCCAAATGGACCCTGAGCCTCAACCTGGCCCTCTACGTCAACGTGGGCCACGACCAGCAGGCCGCGCCCTCGATGGTGCTCAACCCCCTGCTGGACGCCATTGTCGCCGCCCTGGAGGCGCCGGAGGGACAGGAGGAGCAGACCCTGGGCGGCCTGGTCTCCAGTTGCCACGTCAATGGCAAGATAGTCATCGCCGAAGGCGGCTCACTGGGCCCCCAGGCCGCGGCCCTGATCCCGGTAGAGATCATAGTGTCATAGTTATCAGTGGCCAGTAGCCAGTAGCCAGTAAAGGCAAATACTGAAAGCCGAAAACCGGAGGCTAAGATGTCAGAAGAACCGCAGGACAAACCCAAGGAACAGCCGCCGCCGCAACCTGCGCCTGAGACGGCGCCGCCCAAACCCGCGGCTCCGGAGCCGCCAGCGCCCCCAGTGGCGCAGGCGTCCCCGCCTGCGAACCTCATCTTGCTGGTGGAGCGCTGGTGGCAGGATTGGTTCCCCTCGTCCCCGGTGAGCCGGGACACGGCGGCCTGGAATCACGCCTACCAGGCCAAGGAAGATTTGAAGAAGCGCCTGGCGGCTTTGTAATGATCGGCGTCTATCGGTAATCGGCGGTAAAAATTTTAGCCGCCGATGCACGCCGATGCACGCCGATGAACGCAGAAACTTAAACCAACCGCAAACCGGAGGCCATCATGCCCAAGCAATTCTTTTTCGGGGCCGGGACCCTTTACGGCCTGGACAATTCCACGCCGACTCCCACCCCTGTAAAATTCGGCACCTTGCAGGACGTCTCGGTGGAATTCTCCGCGGACGTCAAGGAACTTTACGGCGCCAATCAGTTTCCGGCCCATATTGGCCGGGGCAAGAACAAGATCACCTGCAAGGCCAAGCTGGGGCAGATCCAGGGCGCCATGCTGAACGCCTTCTATTTCGGGCTGCCCAAGAACACCGGCGAGCTGCTGCAGGCCCTGGCCGAGGCGGCCCAGATCCCGGCCGCCGCGCCTTACACGGCCACCGTGGCCAACGGCGCCCAGTTCGACCAGGACCTGGGAGTGGTTTACGCCGCCAACGGTGTCCCCTTCGTCCAGGTGCCCAGCGCCCCCGCGGTGGGCCAATACGCGGTGGGCACCGGCGGCGTCTATACCTTCGCCGCGGCCGATGAGGGCGTGAAGGTCCTTATCGACTACCTGTATAACTCGTCCACCACCGGGGGCACCATCGCCATCAGCAACCAGCCGATGGGCCTGGCGCCCACCTTCAAGGCGGTGCTGACCGGGGTCACCGACGGCAGGACCATGACCCTGATCCTCAACCGGTGCATCAGCAGCAAGTTGACGCTGCCCACCAAGAACGAGGATCACCTGATCGTGGAATTCGACTTTTCCGCGATGGCGGACGACAACGACCAGGTAGGGACCCTGACGGTGACGGAGTAAGGCCAGTAGTCAGTAGCCAGTAGTCAGTAGCCAGTAGCCAGTAGTCAGTAGCCAGTAAAGGCAAAAACTGATCACTGATTACTGATAACTGGCAGTGCAGGGCGGGAAAGCGCAGCGCATCCCGCCATTAGGGAGGTCTTCATGGAACCGCAATTAGAGGGCGTCCCCCTGCGGCTGGGGGGCCAGGACTACATCCTGCCGCCTCTCAACCTGGCGGCCCTGGAGAAATACTGGCCGGTGATCGAATCCTGGGGCGAGCCGCCGGCTTCCCTGGTAAGCCGCCTTTCCGAGGGGGCGGAGTTGCTGTACGCGGCGCTGGGGCGCAATTATCCGGAGCTCACCCTGGCCGAGGTCAAGGAGGCCCTGGACCTGGCCTCGTTTCCGGCCGTCCTGGCCCAACTCCTGGAGGTGAGCGGTCTGACGAGGCGCCTCCCGGGGGAACCGCAGGCGGGGAGCGTCCCGACTGGGGCTATCTCTACGCCCGAGTGATCAGCCTCACCGGCTGGACCTGGGAATACGTCGGGCGGCAGATGACGCTGCCCCGCCTCTACGAGATGCAGGGCTACTGGGAGCAACACCCGCCGGTGGGCGACCTGGTGGCCGCCTACCTGGGGTATGAAGCCCGTAGCACAGGTTTAAAACCTGTGCCACCAAAAAGCTCTTACGGCTCCGCCGAGGAGCTGATGGCCGCCTTCGGCAGCGCGGGCGGCAAGGTGAAAAAATAGTTCCCAGTTGCCAGTTGCCAGTTGCCAGCAAAGGCAAAGGCAAAGGAACGGGGAACTGCAAACGGGGAACTGACCAATGGCTGACGACTCCCAAATCGAAGTTCTCATAAGCGCCCAAACCGACGCCTTGAAGGATGGCATGGACCAGGCCAAGGCCGCGGTGAGCGACGCCACCGCTGAAATGAAAGCCTCCCTGGAGCAGGTATCGGCGGCGAGCGCGGTCAGCGCCGCTGCCATCCTAGAGTCCATGAAACGGGGCGGGGGAGGCGGCGGCGGCCGGATGGAGGCATGGCGGCAGGAATTGGAGGAGATCAAGGAAGAAGGCAACCTCCTGGAACTCGCCAAGGTCCAGGAGCGCGCCTTCTGGCAGGAGAAGTTAGCGCTTTGCCAACAGGGGTCCGCAGAATACCTCCAGGTCAAGCACCAGCTCTACGAGATTGACGCGTCCCAGGCCAAACAGGCGGTGCGGCTGCAGATCGCCCAGATCAAAGAGCAGATGGCCAGCGAAAAGGCATCCTGGACCCAGCGCCTGGCCGATCAGGACCGGATTGTCGCCATCTCGGCCCAGGCCTACGGCAAGGATAGCCTTAATTATCAAAATGCGGTGAACGAGAAAAAGAAGATGCAGGAGGAGGCGGACAAGGCGGACCGGGAGCTGGCGGATAAGCGCCTGGAAAACTCCCTGAAGCTGGCCCGGATGGATATTGAGGCGCAGAAGGAGAGATACAAGCAAGAAAAAGACTTAGGGGTGATCTCCGCCAGCGAGGAGCTGGTCCAGGTCAAGGCCCTGAAAGAGCAGGAGATCGCCCTGGAGAAGCAAAACTTCGAGCAGCGCCAGAACATCTGGAACCAGTACCCCAAGAAGATGGCGGAGATCCTGCAGGAGGTCCAGGTCGCCGAGAAGAAAAACGCCATGGAAATCCAGAAGATGGAGGCCCAGGCGGCCCAGGACGTCCAGAACAAGTGGAAGGCGGCCCTGGCCCCCATCGATTCGGCCATGACCACCGCCATCAACGGCATGATCCAGGGCACCCAGAACCTGCAAAGGGTGGTGGGCCATATCCTCCAGGACATCCTCGCCTCGTATATCAACCTGGCTGCCAAGAGCCTGCAGAACTGGATCGCCACCGAGGCGGCCAAACTGATGTCCTCCCAGACCACCGCCGCCCAGGTGGTCGCCGCGGAAACCGCGGCCGCACCGGAGGCGGCTGCCGCCCAGGCCCTGGCCGACATTCAGGCGATCAGCGGCTCCGCGGCCCAGGGCGCCGCGGCCGCGTATGCGGCGATGGCCGGCATCCCGGTGGTGGGGCCGGAAATGGGGGCGGAGGCCGCGGCCCAAACCTATGCGGCCATTATGGCCTTCGCGGGGATGGTCCCCGCCGCGGCCGGTGGCTGGGACGTGCCCGCCGACTCTCTGGCCTATCTCCACAAACAGGAGATGGTCCTCCCCGCTTCCCTGGCCGAGGGGGTGCGGGGCATGGTGGCCGGCGGCGGGAAGGGAGGCGGCGGCGACAACCATGTCCACTTTCACGTCAGCGCCATGGACGGCAGCTCCGTCAAGAGTTTCTTCAAGAACAACCGCAACCACGTGGCCGAGGCGGTCAAATCCGCCATGCGCGACGGCCGGCGCCTGAAATGATCGGCGTGTATCGGCGGCTAATACTTAACCGCAGATTAGCGCCGAGAACGCCGATATTCGCCGATTATAGGGATTCAGTATGAGCAATGCCATCTTCCCAGCGCTCCGGGGCTTCAGCTATCCGGTGATCAAAAAGCCCACCTTCTCCACCATTGAGCAGGAGTCGGTGAGCGGCATTAAAAAGCACATCGCCAACTGGATTTATCCCCGCTGGCAGATCGAGATCCCGGTGGAATTCCTGCTGGACGACGTAGCCCACGACGAGTTGAAGACCCTGGTGGGCTTTTTCCTGGCCCGCCAGGGGCGCTTCGACTCCTTTTTATTCGACGATCCCGATGATGATTATATCGCCGGCCAGGAGCTGGGGATCGGAGACGGCGCCACCACCGCCTGGCAACTGATCCGGGCCTATGGCGGCTTTGTTGAGCCCATGTACAACATCAAGGCTGCCCCAGTCCCGGTGGTCTATCTCAACGGCGCGGCCCAAGACCCCTCGACTTACGCCATCGCCGCCACGGACTCGGGGCTGCTCACCTTCGCCGCGGCCCCGGCCGCGGGCGCGGTGATCACCGCG